CAGAATACGTTGGCGGAGTTGCGGACGTTTGTCCGTAATGAGCGGGGGTCGATGTCGGGGTCGCCGCATGATGATCGTGTGATTGCTTTGGCTTTGGCGAATCAGATGCGAAAGTATGCTCATGCACCAGAGTTTGCGCCTGCTGTTGATGATTATTGGACGGTTGATTGGTTTCGCCGTCAAATCCCGTCGGAGCGGGCGGTGGGGTCTACGCAGATAGGGCTTCATAATGTGCGTGGGACACGCCGAATGTCCTAGTAGGGATTCCCAACAACTGGAGTATCAGATGGCAAGGTTCGTTGCCTTTACAAACGGCACCGAGACTGTTGACGGGCCGAAGGGTCAGAACAACAAGATGGAGCGCGGTGGTTCTGTCGTGGCTAACCCGATTTGGGAGCCTGCGGCACCGCAATCTCCGAAGCAACGGTTCAGTGACCCGAAGCACGCCAACCAGGATGGTGGCTACGGTCAGATCAGTGTTCGTGAAACGCCGTTCAATCAGCATGGCGAAACGGGCAAGGTTGAGCCTGCGAAGCCGCAGCCTGATCTCGCTGGGCATAACGCAGCGCCTCACACTAAGCGCCCGTAAGTCGTGGCTGTCCTCCCTGCGGAGGCGTCCTACGAGCAGTTCTGTGAGTACGTCACGGACCTGAAGGGTCCGCTAAGTGACGTGGAGTTGGCTGATCTTTGGGCGTGGCGGCAGAAGCTGACGGGTATCCGTTTCAACACGGAGCGTGCTTTTCGCGCCCAGTTGCCTGCCGATGAGCAGCATTTGACCCGTGAGGAACGGGGCCGCAAGGCTGAAGTTGAGGCGTTGTCTCAGGGGCGTAACATTGAGCGTCTGCCCGACAAGGTGTATTTCTGATGGCCCGTAAGACCCGTCAGGAGATCCACGACCAATACAAGCAGCGTTTGGATTTGGCGCGTCGTTGGCGTGAAGATGAGGGCTATGACAGGACGTGGCGCAGGTTGAATGACCTGTATCGCGGCAAGCATTGGCCGTTGACGACTATTGCACAGCAGGACATGATCGCTGTCAATCTGGCGTTTTCGACTATCAACGTGATCGCACCGTCGGTTGCGGTGAACCATCCGAAGATTGTCGTCCAGGCGAGCAATCCTGCGGATACGGAAACGGCGGTTGTTTCTGAGGGGATTGTCAACTATTTGTGGCGGCATTACGATTTTCGTAAGCCGTTCCGTCGCGCTGTCAAAGATTTTCTTATTTTCGGCCACGGTTGGTTGAAGGTCGGTTGGCGTTTCGTCGAGCAGGAACAGATGTTGGGCGACGGCGAGCTGGATGACTTGTACGCCCAGTCGGTGGTAGAGGTTGATCGGGCGGCGTTTGCTGATCCGTTTATTGCTGCTGATTTGCCGACTGATGAGGAGATCGCTGCGAATCTTCCGTCTACGGCGATGAAGATTGTTGAGGATCAGCCGTTTGTGGAGCGGGTGTCGCCGTTCGATGTGTTTGTGGATCCTGAGGCGACGTGCATGGAGGACATCCAGTGGATCGCGCAGCAGATCATTCGCCCGTTGGCTGAGGTGAAGAAAGATAAGCGTTACAAGGCTTCGGTGCGGAAACGTCTTGGTCCTGACGCTGGGGTTCGTAACGCCTGGGATAACCCGATCAATGATGGTGCCGAATATTTGGACGACGTGGAGCGTGTCACGTTGTACGAGTATTACGACGTTGCGTCCAACACGATGTCGGTTTGTGCTGCGAACAGCGACGAGTTTCTAGCTGATCCGACTCCGATGCCGTATGCGTATGGTCAACCGTTTGTGATGTTGAGGAACTACGACATCCCCGATTTCTTTTATCCGATTGGGGATTTGGAGTCGATTGAGCCTTTGCAGTTGGAGTTGGACAAGACCCGTTCACAGTTGATGAACGACCGTAAGCGGTACGGACGCAAGTATCTGTATCACGAACGTAGCTTTGGCCCTGAGGGCCGTGAAGCTTTGGAATCTGATGAGGATGGCCGTCTGGTCCCTGTGGTGGATGAGAACAAGCCGTTGTCGGATGTTGTTATTCCGATGCCGCAGACTCCGTTGTCGCCTGAGATTTACGCCTATTCCAACATTATTGAGCAGGACATCAACACGGTGTCGGGTGTCAACGAGTATGCGCGCGGGCAGATGCCTGAGATTCGTCGTACTGCGACGGAGGCGTCCATTATCGCTGATGCTGCGAACGCCAGGGCTGCCGACAAGTTGGCGATCATCGAGATTGGTATTTCTGCGATTGCCCGCAGGGTGCTTCAGTTGATGCAGCAATATATGACGGGGGAGCAGGTAGCTCGTATTACGGGTCGTGAGGGTGAAGACATTTTTTACCAATACACCCGTGAGGACATTGCAGGTGAGTACGACTTCACAGTCGAGGGCGGTTCGACAATGCCGCTCAATGACACGATCCGTAAGCAGCAGGCGGTGTCGTTGTTGAACGCTATTGCGCCTCTGGTCGGCACGGTGATTGACCCGTCGGCGTTGGCGATGCACGTTCTTCGTGAGGGGTTCGACATCAAGAATCCTGAACGGTTTATGTTGCAGCAGCAGGCGCCGCCTGAGGCGGTCGCTGAGGCTGAAGCTGGGGTGCCGCCGATGATGCCTCCGACTCCGCCTCAGGATCCTGTGTTTGCTCCGACGGGTGGTGTGCCGCCCGAGTTGTTAGCCCAGTTGCAAAACCAGATGGGCTTGGAGTTGCCTTCCCTGTAACGGGTGGGACACGGTGTATGTCCTTCTAGGAGCAACCTTTGGACTCCCAGGAGGCGATAGTGCCAGAAGAAAACATGGAAACGACGGAACCCGCGCCAGCGGACATCCCAGAGGTTTCATTAGACGAAGCAAGTCAGGAACCTGCGGAAACGTATGTCGTCAAGGTTGACGGCGAGGAACAGCAGGTCAGTCTGTCAGAGCTTCGGGACGGATACCAACGTCAGGCGGATTACACCCGTAAGACGCAGGAGTTGGCATCTGAGCGTCAACGGTTGCAGCAGGCCGAATCCATCGCTAAGGCGTTGGAGGCGGATCCTTCTGGAACGTTCTCAGCGTTGTCGTCCGCGTTTGGTTTGGACACCCAACCCACCCAGGAGCAGCAAGAAGCCTGGGACGAGTTGGATCCGACTGAGCAGCGGATTGCGCGGATCGAACACCAGATGGAGCAGCAGGCTGCGGTTGGGCGACGCACCGCCCTTGACAAAGAAGTAGCGGGGTTGAAATCCAGGTACGGCGATTTTGATGAGCAGGAGCTGTTCAATCATGCTTTGCGTCATCAAATCTCAAACCTGGATGCGGCCTACGCCCACATGAGATTTGGTGACGTTGCGTCCACCGCCGAGAAACTACAGGCCGACAAGGACATAACAGAATCGAAGCGGGATGCGTCCCTGGTTGAGTCCAAGACTGGAACTCAGGCAGGGAGTGTCGTTTCCCAATCTGCGGGCAAGCCGATGAGTCTCCGCGAAGCCTTTGCGATGGCGAAACAAGAACTGAACACATAAACCTCTTAGGGGAGGACTCAAATGGCGGCTGGCAACAGCAACTTTGACGAGATTCTTTCCACCACGCTAAAGAACTACGTTCCCAAGCTGACAGATAACATCTTCAGCGCACGTCCGTTGTTCTACGCTTTGACGAACGGTCAGACCATTCGTCGGATCAGTGGTGGGGCGAAGATCGTTGTCCCAGTGATTTACGGGACCAACTCGACCGCTGGCTCGTACAGCGGCACCGATACTATTGACACGACTGCTCAGACAGGCATTTCGGCTGCTGAGTACGACTGGAAGCAGTATGCGGCCACAGTGACAATCTCGGGCGTCGAGGAAGCCAAGAACAATGGCGAAGCCCAGATTATCGACCTGCTGGAAGGCAAGATTTTCCAGACGCAGGAAACCATCATCGAGAACATGAACACCATGTTGTTCGGGAACGGTACTGGCAACAGTAACAAGGATTGGCTGGGCCTGAACGCTCTGGTCGGTTCCACTGGTTCCCCTGGTGGCATTGATGCCACTGATGCGGACAACTCTTGGTGGAGGTCTGCGGTAACGAACCAGGGTTCGGCTGCGATCACTCTCGCTTCGATGGCGACCCTGTACAACAACTGTTCGGTTGGTAATGACCAGCCGACTATCGGCATCACGGGTCAGAACCAGTACGAGGCTTACGAGGCTCTGCTGGTCGATCAGATCCGTTACACCGATACTGATATGGCTGATGGCGGTTTCCAGAACCTTTTGTTCAAGGGCTGCCCGCTCACCTTTGACGGCACTCTGGCAGGCGAGGGGAAGCTTTACTTCCTCAACACCAAGTACCTGCAACTGGTGGCACATTCTGACGTTTGGTTCAAGCCAACGCCGTTCGTGCGTCCCACCAACCAGGATGCCGTTTACTCGCAGTTGCTTTGCTACGGCGAACTGACGACGAGTAACCGTGCCCGTCAGGGCTTCATGTACGGGATTACGCCTGCGTAAGACCGTCTATTCGACCTGTTAGGAGCATGATGGGACGAGGTTTCGCATACGCGCATAAGACGGGGCAGCGCCCTTACGGGCAGCCTGCTGACGGTTTCCGCGACGCGTCGCCACGGCCACAAACCGTGGGTCCGTCGAGAAACATTCAGCGCGTCCAGCGTATCGACATCCCTCCCGATGTTCCTGAGGTCATCAAGTGCAGTTCGCTGACTCGTAGCGGGGCACCCTGTAAGGGGCGCCCCGTTACGGGCAGCGACCTGTGCGTCTTCCACACCCCGAAGGAGTAGCGGGTGGACATTTCCACCATGCGCTCGTATATCCGCTCTGTGGTGGATATTGATTCGTCCGACATCGCGGACGACACCCTGAACCGTTTCCTCGGCGAGGGGTATGACAAGATCGTCTATTCGGAGAAGCGTTGGCCGTTCTACGAGGTGGCGACGACGTTTGAGACTGTCGCTGACCAGAAGGATTACACGTTGGCCGTGGTCGGCGCGTCGGTGACGAACGGTTTGCGGGAGATCGCAGCGTTACGCACCGACAACCATGTCGTGTCCTATGTGGGCCGCGACTCTGGCGATGTCGTCTACCCGTTGGACATGAACACGACGGGTGACGCCTGGTGGTGGTCGTTCTGGGCTGATTCGGTTCGCCTGTATCCAACCCCAGCTTCGGCCTATACCGTGTATGTGCGCGGCTATCAGGATCCGACAGCGTTCGGGGCGGCTTCGTCGGATGCGACGGAGCCGTCTGATTTGCCCGCACCGTTCCACATTCTGGTCGCCACCTATGGTATTGCCCGCGCCTACGAGCAGCAGGAAGACCCTGGGATGGCAGCCCAGTATTTCGCCCTGTTCGAGGGCGAGCTGGACAACTTGAAGGACAGGTATGTGGACATGCCTGCCCCTCAACCGATCATGCTGAACAGCCGCACCGCTTCGCGGTGGCGTTCGCAGGTCATTTTGCCCAACCGTCTCCGCTATTCCTGGGAGTAGCAGATGGCTCGTGGCGCTGGCGCGCGAGGCAGCGGGTTTCGCCTTACCGCGCTCGAATCTTTCTCAGGTGGCCTGAATCTGCGGTCGGACCAGTTCAATCTGGCCCCCAACGAGTCGCCTGACCTGTTGAACGTGGTGGTGGACCCCAGGGGCGGGGTTCGGATGCGTGACGGCGTGGACCGCAGGAACACGACGGCCCTGTCGGCTGACGTGAAGGGCATGTGGGGGTTCCACACGGGTGGTGGAACGAACGCTGTCATGGTCAACTATGGGACCAAAGTCGCCCAGTCCACTAGCGCCAACTTCACCGATTTGACGGGCATCACGGCCCGTACGGACGGTAGCCGCGTGTACGGGATGACGATGAACGATGTCGCCTACGGGGTGTCGTATGACAAGCCGTCGTTCAGGTGGAACGGGTCGGCTGCCGCCGATCTGGGCACCACGTTTGACGGGACGACAGGGAACTTTCCACAAGCCCAGTATGTGGCCTTTTGGAACAATTTTGCGTGGGCTGCCCATACGTATGAGGGGTCTACGGCGCACAAGTCGAGGGTTCGTTGGTCTAACGCGAATGAGCCTGAGAAGTGGGGCGAGGAGGGTTCCGCTAGCCCCGATTCGGACTATGTGGACATCGACCTGGGGGAGCACGGCGACTACATCACAGGCATGGCCGCTTTCGGCGACCGTCTGTTGGTGTTCAAGTCGAACTCGACGTATGCGATCTTCGGCTACGACTCTGATTCGTTCCAGGTGCAGTTGCAGTCTGCGTCGGTGGGGATGATTCCGTTGTCGTCGCCTGCGGTCACCCCGAACGGGGTGTTCTTCTGGTCTGCGGAGGAAGGCGTCTACCTGTACAACGGGCAACAGTTCGTTTACCTGTTCTCCAAGTTGCAGCCCGCCATTGACGACGGGCGGATCACATTCGTGAATCCGCCCCAGTTGGCGTGGGGCGACAACAAGCTGTTCGTGTCTTTGGACTGGACGGTGGAGGGGGTTACGACCAGGCGGACGCTGATTTACGATCCGACGATTGGCGAGGGCGGCGCCTGGACGATGACCGACATTGACGCTGGGCCGATGATGGCGTACCGCCCCCCGAACGAACGGGCGTCGGTGTTGGCTGGTTGTGTCGCTAACACGGGGGCCGTTGTCGATGTTGAGGACGAGCAGAACCGCAACTCCGACCGTTACACGGGTTCAACGGAAACACATATTGCGTCTCATTTCGTGACGCCGTGGTTGACGGGCAACGATCCGATCACGAAGAAACGGTGGGGGAAGCCAAGGTTTATCACCTTGGCGCAGGACACGATCACGATGCCTGTCGAGGTTTACAAGAACTATGACAAGTCGTCGCAGACGACGACGTTTGACGTGAATGTGACGGGCAGGACTTCCGATTCGGTGTGGGATACGGCGAAGTGGGATGACGCCGACCCCGATTCCGACTATTACGCCGCATGGGACGCCATTTCGAGGGATCTGGTCGCCGATGTGGTGCGATTGCCGACACTTGGGACAGCCCTCAGCATTAGTTTGAAGGTCAACGGTCCCTCTACGAACAACCACTGGGAGGTGAACGCTATGGCGTTCACGTATAACCCGAGGAGATTGCGCTAAATGGCGACGTTGGCTGTCACAAACGACTTTTCGGCAGGGACCACGATTGTGGCCGCCGACATGAACACGAACTTCTCCGACGTTGAGACGTTCGTGAACTCGTCCCCTGGGCTGGTGCAAAACACCCTGGTGGACGCCAAGGGTGACCTGCTGGCCGCTTCGGCTGACAACACGATCACCCGCCTGGCTGTCGGCACCAACACTTACGTATTGACTGCCGATTCGTCG